TGCCCCGCTGGTGTTTGCCCCACTGGCGGGGTTATTTTTGTTTGTGGAACTGTTTCCAAAATGGAAGCGATTGTTTTATGAGCCAGTCCATCGCCAAGCGTGGCGGAAACCTTTGGTTTCAGCTTCTTCAACAGTGGAAGCATAAAAATCTCCATCATCAGGATCGATAATTACGCGATCGTATTGCTGGTCGAAAGGAAGATGATAGATTTTATCGCCATTCTTGGAAATATTGCATTTAATAAGAGGGTACGCTTTCAGAGGAAAGCTTTCAATAACAGTGATATGAAGATATTCCGCACAGGATTTTGCCAAATCGGATAATGTTGTAGTGGTAACAAATAAACCGCCAACATTATAGTCGGGATGTTCCAGCTTTTGGAGAATGGTTGTTCCAAATAGCTGGAAAATGTGCTTTTCGTGAATGGTTTTCTCTACGGCCCAGCGTTTGCACTGAATTACGAACATACTCTTATTTCTGGAAACAATAAGATCACGTCCCATATCTTCAAGCCCTTCCATGGCTCCATTATACCGTACACGATAACCTTTCTTTTCATAGCAATATCCAACATAACGTTCGTATTCAATGCCAATTTGCCAATTAGATTTTTGACGCTTTGAATATCTATCCAATGCAAGTTGAAGCCTTTCGACAGACGACAAGGACTGATATTCCTGCGGAGAAAGCCAATTTCTCAAAGAACTATATTCACTGTCCGGTGCAGAATCTACGGATTTGAGTTGCTGCAAATCTTCTGTGCTGATTTCTTTGAACTCTGCCAGCCAGGGAAAAGAACTTTCATACAGATTCAGCTGATACTCCTGTAATTTGCACTGTTCTTGAAGCAACCGCTTTTGAGCGGCAATCTCTCGAACTTTCTCGGCTGCGGTAAAAGCAGGACGGGATTTCGTTTCCAAGTAATCAGCATCAAGCAAGTCATTTATATACATAAAATCTGAAAATTGCTTGGCCAAGAAAGGTGTTGTTATTTGAGCAGTAGTAAGCATATCGTAAAGCTCTGTTTTCGCGTGTTCTAGTTCCTTTTCTCGACTGTCTAATTTTTTCTCCCTTGAGTCAAGCGCTCGGACAAGACCAGAAAGCTGATCTTCTCGGTCTTTTAAAAGCCTTTGCGTTTCAAGACTCAAATTGTTTTCAGCACTTCTTTCAAGTTTTTGATATTTTTCGATAGAATCGTTAAGTTGCTGAATGGACTGCTCTTTTTGTTGAATTTCACTGCTGAGTCTTGCCGAATTAATTTCTTTAGAATCAAGTTCTTGTTTATGACCGACTTTATTTCCACAGATATAGCCAATGATGAGAAAAATAACGGCAACACCGCTTGTAATATATAGCCAGTTCATAGATTTCCTCATACAAGTAAACCGCTTTGGGTGACCAAGGCGGTTATTTTTTATGCTTCCTTTGCAGCCACGCCATGCGCAGCAGCTTTTTTATAACGTCCGGTGAGAACCAAATCCTCAACATACTCCAGTGCCTTGGTCTGGCCCTCTTCGTTCAGCTGGTCGAAGTTGTCCAGCAGGGCAGCCTGGGCGGGGGTAAGCTGGATTTTACCGCTTACGGTATCATCAGACAAATCATCGAGAGTATACCCCATGCAGTGAACCACGGCGGAAACGGTGGACAACTGAGGATCTTTTGTCTGGCCTGCAAAAAGTTTGTTCAAGGTGCCTTTAGGCACACCAGATGCTTCTGAAATCTGCTCAATCGTCATACCGCTGTTCTTTTTAATACGGTTTAAGTTGTCGAGCCACATGGTAAAAATCTCCTTTCTGAATCTTTAACCCTATTATAAGAAAAAGAAACTGTCCCGTCAATAATAAATTACCGAATAAGATAAAAATATTCTGAAAGAGGGTTGACTTTTACCTTTAATGGATGTACAATCAAGCTGTAAATTACCGTTAAAGGTAAAGTCGAAATGAAACGGAGGATTTGCAATGGACAATTTGAAAGCTGAGATGCAACGGAACGGTCTAACGGTAAAAGACATTATGAGCACGATTGGATGCTCAGAGAAAACCGCCCGGAACAAGATCAACGGGGAGACGGATTTTACATATCCGGAAGCTGAAAAGGTTCGGAACGTCCTTTTCCCAGGGCTGAGGATGGAATATCTCTTTTGCCAGCGCCGTACCCAGCCCACCGACCCGAAAGATTCAACAGGCAATTGCAGATTTCAGACTTTCAACCCCTGACCCGAAAAAGAGCGCATGAAAGGAAGAAAAGCATGGAATACGAAGAAATTATGGCGGCCATCAAGGACATCAATGGCCCGTGGAGCAATGCAGCCTGTAGGGGCTACTGCCGGATGGCGATGAAAAGTGCCGGCGTAGACGAGAAAACCCAGAACGATGTGCTGCGGGAGCTGCATTTTTGCATGGACACAGTCAGCGTAGAAGAGGCAGCGAGGGAGGGCTAAGATGGACCGTTATATGATCGTGATCCCGGCGAAGAACCGGGCATTCAACATGAAGTGTGATGATGGTGACAGCATGAAGCTGGAGACCCTGCAGAAGCTGGTGGGCGGGCCGATCGAGCCGGTGCCCGCCCTGCTGAGCGCCGAGTGGGCGCGGGAGAAGGACGTGGACGGCATTCTGCTGCTGGTGAACGAGGAAGGGCTGATGAAGGAGCGCCCCCTGACGAACCAGCGCGCCAGTGAGATGACGGCGGCAGAGCTGGTGGGCCCGGCAGTCGTGGCCGCAAAGCGCGGCGATGAGCTGATCGGCTTTGCAAAGCCTGTGGTGGAGACCATCTGCGCCGAGTGGCTGTGAGGTGCTGCCATGGGCCGAAAGCAGAAACTGCCCTTTGAGCACTGGCAAATTATTGAATTGCTGCACATCACACAGGATTTTTACTCAAAACCGGAGAATGAGGCTGCATTTCAGGAATGGAAGGCGGCCAGAGATGCGAGAAAAGCAAAAAGGCCCGCCGGTGCGGGAACACCGACGAGCCAACCAGGGTGATGGTTTGACAACACATCACCAGAAGTTTAACACAGAGTTGGAGGATTTGCAAATGAAAAAGAAGATCACGGGCAGCGTGCTGAGCGCCGGTGCCATTGTACTGGGACTGGCAGCAGCAGGCTGCGGCGGGGCCATTGAGAACGCGGCCGACGGCTGGGCAATGCTGGGCTACACGCTGCTGGCCATCGTGCTGGGGTGTGCAGCCCTGGCGCTGGCCGGGCTGGGCCTGGTGGCAGAGCAGCGGAAGGAGCCGCAGAAGATCCACAAGGTACCGGAGAACACGGTGAAGAAGGCCGCCTGCGGCAGAAAGGCGGGGTAAGGATGAAAATCACGATTTACAGAAATGGAAACGATGGCGGTCTGAGCATTGAGGATGGTGAGAGTGTAGCGGATGTTACACGGGTGATCATGCAGTCGGCAGTAAGTTTTGTTGTCAGCAGCGTGCCCAGTGACCTGAACAACACCCAGAAAGAGGGGATTATTCGGAACTTTGCAAAGGCCGCTGAACTGGAAATGCGGTTGGCACTGAGCCGTAACCCGGTGACAGGCCGTTTTGAGGATAAAGAAGCTGCTTTTATGGAAGAGCTGATAAAACGGGCGATGGAGGTCAAGCAGAAATGACGCTGGAAGAGTACAAGAACATTCTGATTACCGGAACGCCCAGTGACCGGGCGCGGGCCATTGCCGAGGCGGGGAACGACAGGAGCCTGACCGATGAGGAGTTCCACGAGCTGACGGCCATGATCAAGGGCGTTGTGCGGCCAGCCCGGCGGAAGATGACCCCGGACGAGGCGAAGATCTGGGCCGAGGTGAGCCGGATCAACACCCGGTTGAAGGACGAGATGGTGAACGCGGGCTTTGCCGTGCGTGCCCTGCCCGGCGACCTGCAGGAGGATGCGATCAATGTGCTGAGCCACACGCTGAGCGGGATGATGAGCAGTCTGGCTGCCCTGATGGCCGAGACCGGGGAGCCGTGAGATGGACGGCACCCAGTGTGTACATGTGTTTGAGATCACCCGGAGCCGGTGCCTGAGCTGTGCAGGCCGGAACCGGGCGTGCGGGGAATATGAAGAACGGAGAAGTTACCATGAAAACAAAGATGAGCCTTTCGGCGGAGATGAACCTGACCCAGAACAGCGTGGTGCAGCTGACCTGCTGGTGCGGGCAGATCGCCTTACATGAGCTGTGGGGGCTGGGCCGCACCCGGCTTGACCGGATCACCAGACGGAAGGAGCTGCTGGGCAGCCAAAGCCTGGCTGTGGTGATGCAGCCGGACAAGAACGGGATGCCCCAGACGGAGAAGGCCCGGCGGTTGCGGGCGGAGGCAATCCCCAAGGGTGTGCCGACGGAATTTCGGGTGCCTGCGTTGCGGACACCCCGCACCCGGCGGGAGCAGCAGCTGAAAATGGTGGGCGACCGGGCAGCGACCATGGCCTGGCAGCTGATGGCGCTGGCCTGTGTGCAGGAGCTGGGGTTTGGAGCAGACCGGCTGAACCGGCTGTATGCAGAGATGCGCCACAACTACGAGCAGCTGAATGAGTGGGGCAAGACGGACGGGCTGGACGTGGCCATGGAAAAGCTGCGGCGCTGCGCCTGCGATGCCTTGCAGACTGAGGATATCGTGGTGGAGAACGTGGACGATGAAAAGACAGTGCAGACCCTGAGCCGAAGCTACAAGGAGCAGGAAGCGGAGTTTTTGAAGCGGGCCGTGATGATGGCAGCGGGCCGCAAGGCCTGCCGCCAGAGCCTGAATGTGCTGAACGAAGAGAGTGTCCGGCAGAAATGTGCGGATGCCATGGCAGCGGCCATGGCTCCGGCGGGAAGGAGGAGACTGTAAGATGCAGAGTGGATGCAGATGGGTATACACCCTGATGGACTGGGACACCGGCGAGGTGGTGGCCAAGGGCACCAGCGTGGAGCTGGTGGAGCAGGGATATTTTCCCGATGTGAACAAGCTGAGCAGCGTTTGGAATAATCTTGAAAAATGCAAGAACCCCAGCCCGAAGAACTACCGGTGGAAGATGGAGCGGAAGAGCACCAAGGACGACCGGGTGGAGAGGGCCCGGGCAGAGGGCCTGAGCGCGGACGAGCGGGCCGAGACCCGGATGGTGCGGGTGTACAGCTGCTACGGTGCGGACGGCACCCTGCTGGGCAAGGGCATGGCGGCAGAGCTGAAGGACAAGGGATTGTTTGGCAGCGAGGGCACAGTGCACGAGTGCTACCGCAAGCGGGGCGGCGTGTACAAGCCCGGCGGCGTTACGCGGATGGAGATGGAGCTGTGCCAGAAACGGATCCGGCACCCCATGAAGCTGCCGGATCAGCCGGTGAAGGTGAAGCGCAAGCCCATTGGCGGCGTGATCGACCCCAGCGCCCTGGCCTACGACGTGCACGATCTGATGATCTACAACGAGAAGGCCCGGAAAATTGGAAAGCCGGAACTGACCTACGGATACTGGGCGGAAAAAGGAAAGCCCGCCACGCCTTAAACACATGAATCTATTATGAAGAGCAACGGATACGATGAACCTGACACGTCCACCGTATCCGTTACGTTTCATAATACCTTTATAAAGAAAGAGGGGGAAGGGCCCTCTTTGGGGAGCTAGTATACCCGTTATTTCTGTGACGGTGGGGTCACGGGAAAGAGACTATCAGCAGAAAGTGAAAGCCAGCAGGAGGGCACCGGGATGCGGAATACCTACACCAGAGAGAAGAGAACCCTGTGTGGGGAGAGTTACATGGAGGTAGACCTGTATGCCATTACCCCGGAGGAACACCAGGCCAAGCGCAGGAAGAAGTGCAGGCCCAGCAGTGAACGGCAGAAGCGGCGGAATGCCCAGCACGCCCATCGGCGGAGGGTGCAGAAATCAAACGCCAATTTCACGGTGTTGGGGTTCTACCTGACCCTGACCTATGCGGAAGAATACCTGCCGGAAAGCATGGAACAAGCCGAAAAAGACCTGCGGAACTACATACGCCGACTAAAAACGGCAATTTTAGCTGCCTTTGGACCGGGCTTTGCCCTGCGATACATGGGGTTGACCGGCTGCGGACGAAAAAGCGAACGCTACCACCATCACCTGCTGATCGAGTGCCCAGGGCTGACCATGCGACAGAATGCAGACTTTCGGCAGCTGCTCGAGGACAAATGGTCCGCACGCCAACCGGACGGCAGCTATGAGCTTTTGGGTACAGCTAACGCTGATCGGCTGAACCTGCAGAACCGGCTGGATGACCTGATCACCTACTTCGAGAAGCACGGGCAGTTGCGCTGGTACGAGAGCAGAAGCCTGATCCAGCCGGTGGAGCTGGTACCCAATGACACCAGATGGAGCCGGAAGCAGCTACGCAAAGGCTGCACAGACTGCAAGGACAGTGCATATTGGTGGGAGCAGAAATACCCGGGCTGGAAATTCGTGCGCTGCGTGGTACCGGAACCGGAGAGCCCCGGATGCGAGAAAGAGGGCTGGGATGCGGATGACCTGCGGTGCTATGTGGTGATGGTGAAGCAGAAGGTGGGACATGCCTTTGCGAAAGTTCGCACCTGACAGATAAAACACCGGTATTTTGCGCGTTATACCCATGCGAAAAGAAGGTGGGGCGGTGACAAAAGAGCAGAAGAAAGCGACCCGGCAGGCTCTGCGCCGATATGGCGAAGGGTCTGTTTGTGCTGCCTGGGCGCAGGTGATCGGGGCGGTGCTGGCCTGGTACGACCGCAATGACCCGGTATGCGCCCAGCTGCTGCGGCTGCGCTACCTGCAAGGTCTGCCTGAGGAAAAGGTAATCGCCAGGCTGTATGTGGGGCGAACGACCTACTACACCAAAGAGCTGGAAGCCCTGAGCACCGTGGCAGTGTGTGCGGCGGATGCAGGGCTGCTGCCCGGCGGGCAAATGTCCGGGGTATTTTGAGCGGGCGAGACGTGATAGGCTATTTGCAAAGGCAGGTGAGAGAGTTGGCAAAGAAGCGGGCGTACTGCAAGAACACGGTGGCCGGGAAGCAACGGGGAAAGAAATACCAGGCGGCGTTCCGGGCCGAGGTGGTGATGGCCATGCTGGGCTCCAACTCCATCTGCGCTGTGGCGAAGAAGTACGGCGTGCCGGAGAGCACAATCCGGAGCTGGATGAGCGAGGAGGCAAGCCGCAGTGATGCCTTTGCCAAAGAGCGGCAGGCGGCGGCGCGGGAGATCGCCATCCGGGCAAGCCTGGGGGTGCGGGCACAGGTGACCTTTTTGCAGGGTCGGGCTGCTGAGAGCCAGCGGGCGGCGCAGATCACGGAGAGGCTGCACCGGCGTTTGGACGAGGACACCCGGGCCCGGGACTTTGCCGTGGGCACCCTGCTGAAGGACGACCCGGAGGAGCTGGCGGATGCCACCGAGACCGGCCTTGTGGTGTATGCCAGCCCCGGCAGCTACGACAGGCAGCTGGATGACACGGAACGCAGGCGGCTGAACGCCGAACTGGAACGGTACGAGGGCCGGGTGATGAGCGACAAGAACGCGGCCGGTGTGGCCAAGGTGCTGATGGAAGTGGCCGAAAAGGCTGCTGCCATGGCCCCGGCGGAGAACACCGACAGCGAGAGCGGCCCGCCGATGGTGGAGATTGCGGCAGCCGGAGACGCGGACGGCAAGCAGGAGGTGGAAGTGGATGGCGGCACAGAGGATGCGTGACGGCAGACCGGTGATCTGGTCGCCGCAACCTGCCCAGGCGCGGTTCATGCAGCGCACCGAGAACGAAGTGCTGTATGGCGGGGCCGCAGGCGGAGGAAAGAGCGACGCGCTGGTGATCGAGGCCCTGCGGCAGGTGGAGATCCCACACTACCGGGGGCTCATCATCCGAAAGACGTTTCCCCAGCTGCGGGAGCTCATTGACAAGACCATGCGGTATTACAAGCCGGTTTTCCCCAAAGCCCGGTACAACAGCAGCACCCACTGCTGGACCTTTCCCAGCGGTGCAAAGATCTATTTTGGCAGCCTGAACCACGCCCAGGACAAGTACAACTATCAGGGCCAGGCCTACGACTTTATCGGCTTTGACGAGCTGACCCATTTCACCTGGGAAGAGTACAGCTACCTGCTGAGCCGAAACCGACCCAACGGCCCCGATACCCGGGTTTACACCCGGGCCACGGCCAACCCCGGCGGCATCGGCCACGGATGGGTGAAGGCAAGGTTCGTCAGCCCGGCCCCGCCCGGCACCCGGATGGTGCAGATGGTGAAGGCCAGGGCCCCGGACGGACGGGAGATCGTGCAGCGGCGGACCCGCATCTTTATCCCAAGCACCGTGTTTGACAACGCGGCCCTGCTGGAAAATGACCCGGGA